CAAGGTCATTTATTACCCTACTAATTACTAGGCTTTATATATCACGTAATAAATTATTAACTCTTTAATTATCAGATATATAAATAAAAAAACCAGCTATTAAACTGGTCTATTATGGTGTTATATAATATCATTTTGCATCTGATATATTATTTGTTTTATTCTATCTGGTGATAGTTCGTATTGGTCTGATAGTAGTATATATTTTATTTCTTTTGTTATATTATCATTTAGGTTTAAGTATGTTTCATATATTTCTATATCTCTTATCATTAGATATGATAGTATTCCATTCTTTACAAATTGATATATCAGTTGTTTATTTTCTGTTAGTAGTTCATATTTGTTCATTGTTAGTTGATATGGTTTTTTGTTTTGTTATTTATTTAAATGCTGGTTTTTGCTTCAATTTGGCTTTCAGTTTAGCAAGTGCTGTTAATTTAATTTCGTTAATTCTTTGTCTGGATAAGTTATATGATAGTGCAATTTCATCAATGGTTAATTTATGTTCATTAATTCCAAAAAACATTTTTATTATTTTAGTTTCTTGTTTGTTTAAGTATTTTAAATAATGGGTTATTAGATGTTTAATTTCATCAGCATAATCTTCTTGTGTTTCATCTAATATAAAATATTCATCTTTATCGATTCTATTTGCTTTTGGTTTATTAAAATAATGTTCTATTTCAGATGGTAGAAATTTATTAATAGTACTGACATCATAATCTGTTATTTCTGTTTGATTTATTTGATATAGGTTATCAATTTCTTTTCTAATTTTAGTTTCAGCTATTATTTTATTTTGTGGTATTCTGATTTGGTTAACATCATTCATTAAAAAGTCTTGTATATATTTCTTTATATAAAAAGAAGCGTAAAAAGAAAATTTAACATTCAATTCTGGGTTAAACTTTGGAATTGATTTTATTAAACCAATATTACCTTCAGATATTAAATCATCAATATCAAATGCTTCATTTTGATTGATATAGTTCTTATATTGTTTTGCAAAGTGCACCACAAGCTTCAGATTTGATTCAATTAGTGTATTAGTTGCTTTTGTATTACCAGTTATAATTAAGCTATATAAATCCTTAATTTCATTTTGTGATAGGTTATCAAATTTTGATAAATCTTGATAGTACTTGTGATTAATTATTAATCTGTCATTGTTGTTTTTTGTGTTCATATCTATTTGTTTAATATAAATATGTGGGAAAAACAGAAAAGACATACTTTAGTGAAAATAAATTGAAAATAAATAACAAAACCCTGATTACATCAAGCAATCAAGGTTTTATATTTAATTATAAATTTGCACCGTTTTCAATTACAGCAACTCTATTTGATTGATATGCTATATCTTGAACACTAACAACTGGTGCTGGTAACATTCTATTTGCTTGTGCTATTTTGTATGCTAATAAATCCATATCAATTTTAAATGCACCAGATGCATTAATATTTGTATTACCACCTACTACACCACCAGCATTAAATCCTGGAACACCAAGTGATTTAAAAAACCTTGAACCACCAGCTAGTGCTTGTTGTTGTTGGTTAAGAATAACTTCACCTTGTCTAACATATGCAAGTGTATTATCACCATTAGATAGTGGTACTACATTTGCACCGTTATTTATAACACCGTTACCTAGCGTTGGTATTGCACCACCATCAGCACGTGTTGGTACTTTGGTATTAACAATGTTTTTAACTGCACCAAAACCAGCTACAGTTGCTGCTGCTACTGCTGGTATAGCTGCTGGATACCCAAGCTTAATACCAGCTGTAATACCTTGATAAGTATTAATAACAGCTTGTGCAAGTGCTGCTGCTTTACCAGCTGCTGATTCCTTACCAAGTATATCAGATACAATACCAAGTGAAGCACCTAATGCAGCTACCTTAGATGCTTGAAGGTTTTCTTCAATCTTTTCTTTGGCTAATGCGTGTTTGGCTGTTATAAGTGTTGTATCAGCACCAGATTTATTAGCAGCTGCTAGTTCTGCTTCATATCTTATTCTTTCACGTTCTGTTTGTAATGCATAATCTGTTGTATAATTTTCTTCATCAAGTATTCTTTGATTTTCAAGATTGATAATATCAGCACCTTTTTTTGCTTCATCTCTTACTAGTTGTGCTGCATCATTTTTGATTCTGGTAGCATCTTTAATTGCATCAATTGCTGCATCATATTCTGTTTGATTAATAACACCATTGGCTAATTTTAAAGCTTGAAATTCTGTTTCCTTTAATGCTAGTTCATTATTTTCTGTTTGTTTATTAACTAACTTTTCTTGTGTGTAGAAAGTATCATCAACTATCTTTTGTTCAATACCTTTCTTGTATATATCTAATTCAGATTGTGCATTACTAATTGTTATATCAACTTGTTTCTTTAGGTACTCATTTGATATGTTTAACTTTTCAGATTCATATGCTGTTTTTGATATATTACCAGCATCAAATTCTTTCTTAAGTATAGCTAGTTTCTTTGTTGATACATCTTCAGCAAACTTTAATTCATCTTCAACTGATTTCTTTTTAATACCTTGTGAAGCAAGGAACAAATCAAGTTCATCTTTATTTTGTTGTATCGCTTTATCAATTGCGGCTTGTTTAGATGCAGCAGCTTTATCAGCAATTTCTTTTGCTTTATCTGCACCTTCTTTTCTAAGTGAATTGATGTTAACTAATTGTTCACTTTCTTGTCCAACAATACGTTCTTGAATATCACTTATACCAGTTAATGCTTGAGCTTGTTTTTCTAGTGCTTCTTTACTTTTACCTTCAGCTTTAATTCTAAGATTAGCTACAAGTAATGCTTGTCTAGCTATAGCTAATTCTGCATTTAATTGTTGTTTTAGTACAATACCTAAATCTTTATTGGCTTGTGTTCTTTGTGCAATTGATAAACTTTCATCATCTCTAATTTGTCTTAATTTTTCAGCTACTTTTTGATAATCTAATTGTGTTTTTTGTGCTTGTCTTTGTGCTATATCCAATTTACCTTGTGCAGCTGCAAGTGCTACAGCAGCATTAGAACCATCTTTAATTGCATTGGTGAATGTATCAACACCTTTAGCTGCATTGGTAAACCCTAACAACTTTAAACCACCAGATATTATTCTTGCAGCTTTTTCAGCTGCTGCTGAAGCTAGTTCAAAGGTTTTTATAAATACACCACCTAGATATTCACCTAATGGTTTTACTACTTTGAATAACCCTTGGAATATTCCAGTTATAGTAGCAGTTACTCTTGCCAATTTTTGTGAACCAGCTTCTGTACTATTAAGTGAAGCTGTCATAAATTTGAATGCACCCACCACTACACCAACAGCTAATGCTAATAAACCGATTGCAGCACCAACTGGTGTTGCTAAAAAGACTAGTGAAGCTTTCACCATACCATATATACCGCTTGTCATTCCTTTGAATGATGTGGTTAATAAGTTACCAGCACCACCAGCTTCTTGTGCACGTGCTACAAAACCACCAATACCACCATTGAATAAATTAATACCTTGGAATGCCTCTTGGATTTGGTTTTTGTAATCACCAATAGCTATTTTTTGTTGTTCATAGCTTGATACATTTTCTTTAATGAATGCATTATTTTCATCAAGTTTAACATTAATACCAGCTAATGCTGTTTGACCTTCAACAGTTGCAAGATTAAGTTCATTTCTTAATGATAATAGTTGTGTGTTGTTTTGTCTAACAGATGAAATTGAAGTAATTTCTTTTGCTAATGCAGCTGTAATAGCATCAGTTGAAGATGCAAATTTATCTGATGCTGAATTTAATTGTGTTACAACATTCTTTTGTGAAGTGTATGTTGTTTGTAATCTTTTAATTTCAACTTCATTTTTAGTAAATGAATCAGAATTTGTTTCATTGCTATTGGTTAATTCTTTTTGTGCTGCTTTTAATTTATCGATTGCTGCACGTGTTTCAGTCATTTTAGTTATTAGTGCTGATGTATTAATATCAAGTTCTAATATGTTTATTTTATTAGCCATTTTTAATTCATTGGTATATTTTTTTATGTTATTTTAATTCAACTCTAATCATTTCAACCCTCGTTACTTCACCAATTCTAAAATTTAATACTTTATTTACTAGATAGTAACTACCTAATTGTTCTATATAATATAATTTGGTAAAATCGAAATTGGTTATATCTGTATATTTTAAATTAATATTACAAATTAGTAGTTTAGATTTATCTAGCATTTTTGAAATATCGTTATAGTATATACCAATTATATCTGTATAGGATAATCTAGCAAATGATTCAACTGGTGCTGATGTTATTGATTGTCTAATTAGTAATTTTTGACTACCAATAGTTGTACCACTAGCTAATGCTTTATCAACACTTCGCATTAAATAAAATCTGTTTTCTAATACTTTATAATTGATTGTAGTAGTATCTTTTATCTCCTTATTCCAAAGTTTATATATTTTAGAACTCCAGCCAATATTATTACTTAAATCTAAATCTGGTGAATATAATTTTGATTTTATGATAACTTTTGAATCAGCAATATTTTGATTATTAATTAAAATTGACCCATCATTATATGTAGCATTATCATCATTATATTTATATTGCATTAGGTTTTTTTGTGCATAATCACCATATATATATTTTTCAGATACGACATTTTGAAATTTGTCAGTCCAATCAATAGCACCAGTAGTTGATACTATTTCAGATAATGTTTTGAATACATAGTTATTTGTGTATTTATCTTTGTAAGGTGTTAAACCAAATCTTTGTGTAACTTCATATATAAAATCTTTGGTTGTAAAACCAGCTAGTGCATTTGTAAAATTCAATTCACCAAGACTATATTTTTTAATAGTTATATTATTAAACGTACCACTTAGATTATGGTTAGTTTGATTAAATGATGAAATTCCAAATATGAAATTATCACCTATGTTTACATTGAATGTATATTTAATTGTTTTGCTACCACCAGTTGCATAAAAAGATTCTATATTGTATCCAGTATTTGCACCATTCAAAAATATTCTAATCAGTTTTGTATTAGTTGGATTTGAAGCTGTTATATTAAAAGTAGCACTTAATTCAATTTGCATATTTTCATTTGCAACAAACGAATTACCAACTTTTGAAATACTAGCATCAGTTGTATAACTAGTAAAAACTGGAATAAGTGCTGTAAAACCACCACCATAACTAAATGAAAAACCTATTGTAGTATTAGTCATTGCTATACTGGTAAAAGATGTTACAGTACTACCAGTTGTTGGTGTACCTTTTGGATATGTTAAATATAGATTTGTAAAATCTGGTGATGAAAATATAGAACCAGAATAAGTAAAACCATAAGTTGAAAATAGGTTATCCCACAAATAAGAAACTTTAACTGATGGTACTAAGTAATCTACATTTATAGTTGTTGCTGATGTACCACCAGATGTAGATGTATATGTTGCTTGTCCGTTATAATCAGCTAATATATATTTGTATGGTAAAGTTGTTGCTGTAAATGTATTAACAACTGTTGCAACATCTTTTGTATGTGTAAGACCAGTTAAATTTAAATCACCTAGTGTTGTATTTTCGATTGCTTTATATAAATCAATATTACCATCATATATTGTAAGGTTATAAAAATCATTTGTTTCATTGATTACACCTCTACCATTATATATAATAGCTTCATTACCTATATAATAATTAACTGTATTTGTTTGATATGGTAAATTAGAACTATTACCAACAACACCTAAAAAATCCATTGCTAGTACGTTACTTGGTGTTCTAGCTATTCTTATATTCTTTGTAAAATTAGTCTGTCTATCATCCAAACTTAATATATCATTCACTTGTAAAGTACGTGCAAATTGTTGTGTTTGAGTAGATAGTTCAATTAGTTTATTATTTATATATAGTCTTTCAGATTCCATTAAATTGACTGGGTTAATATTTCTGGTAATGTTATTGTTAAATCTAATTTGAAATTAGAATTTTTGTTATTGAATGTAAAAGAACCATCTGATAATTTAACTGCAATAAATTTATTTACATCGATTTGATTGAATGGTGTTTGATGTACATACATTTCAACAGATGGTGATGTTAATATACTTGTGATATATTCTTTATAAAGCACATTAAAACGTGTTTGTATTTTATAGGTTGCATTAGCTTCTTTTCCAGTTATTGTTGAAAATGAATTAACGTTTTTCAAGTTGTCATATTTACCAACAATTTCATCAATGGTTTTTGTACTGGTTGTATCTGAATAAAACTTATCAAATAACCAGTATGAATACCCACCATTAGCATTAAACCATTTTAGGTATATACCACAATTGGATTCCATTCTTTTAATATTAATATTAGCTTTAAATGCTCCATTAACCCATACTTCAATTAAATTTGATGTTGTAGATAATGATAATAAATTTGATGTTGTTTCATTATAACCACCATCACTAAAGAAAATTCTTTTAACATTTGAATTGGTTGCTGTAAAGGTGCTGGACTGGTTAACAGTTGTCTTATTTTTAAAGTAATATGTGTTAGTTGAAGTTAAGCCATATATAGCAAACTCCATTGGGTAACCAGTAAAGTATGGTATTGAATAATCTATATAGTTAGTTGTTGGTAATAATATTCTAGTTGTATTATTTAATGATGCTTTATTTCTATACCCAATTATTTGTTCAACACTTTTAATAAAATTATAATTAAGAGTAACATTTACATCTGTATATGAATTATAAATTACAATAGCTGCTTGTAATTGCAATGATAAAGTAGTATCATCGTAGCTATAACTAGTTGCAATATTTGGTACAATTACATCAGAAAAATTATTTTGATTGATTAATACTTTAGCAACTTGTTTGAAATTGAAACTGAAGGTATTATTAATTGGGTAAATAGTAAATTCTGCACCAGCTATAGTTACTGTTGCATATGTTGCATCACTAATTATTGATGGGTAAAATTCAATTATAGATTCATTATATACTGGGTTAATTGTTTCTAGACCTTTTGTAAAAATTATGCTTCCTGTTCCCATTATTTATTTATTGTTAATTTTGTTATCATAATATTCACTTCATCTATAAATGCAGTAACATTAATTTTATTTATTTTTCCAAGAATATCATCAATTCTTGCTGGTGTTATTACTTGGTCATATATTGCTAAATGATTTTGTTTATTAGTTCCTTCTTTACCAATTTTTCTAGCTATTAAAAATGCTAATGTTGATATCTTCATTTTTGAATCAAGTGGTGTTATTCCTTTTGCTTTTAACCAAGCTTCAATTGGTGCAGTTGGTGGTTGCTTTCCAGCTACTCTACCAGCTAGATATACATAACCAGATAGTATAGCTGCATTTGGTCCATAGCTTAGTTCTAAACCCTTTTCAAATTCACCAGATGTTCTTTTACCACTTGCATTATAAACAGTTATTATATCAGCTTTTAATGCTTCCATTTCAAACTTTATTAATGCATCATTATTAACTGACATACTTAAACAGATTGTTTAATACTGTATGTGATTAATAAGCCATCTAAATTTGTATCAAAAAGATTAATAACTTCTGTTGTTTGAAATTTTAGAATATCATAATCTGAACAAATGAATGTTTGTTTCATAGTAGCTAATGCACCAGCCATTAATGGTTGAATATAATCAGCATATTTATCAGCATATGTTTCATCAATATTAGATGATACTAACAACATCATTTTACCAGTATAGGTTTCATTTTCATAACCAGAATCAGTAAATGTTGTATCAGTTGTGATTGGGTCAATGAATAAATGCACCTTTTCATATTCCATATCATCAAATAAATTTTGAAAATCTGACCTTGAATATTCAAATGCCCATAAATTAAGGGTTGCTAGGTTTTTTAGGAAATTATACATTAGTTTTTGTTTTGTTTTTTTCTTTGTAATTCTGCAATTTCTTGTGCTATTTTTGCTTTTTCATTATCCATTCTTAATTTTGTAAATACTGTCATATAGGGTAACTTTTCAATTTCAACCCATCGTAAAATATCTTCTTTAGCTAATGAATCAATTGTGTTTAACACACCGTATTTACCCATTCGTTCTTTAGCATTAACAGCTTCAACATTTATATCAAAACTATCATCTGATAATTCATTAATTTCCATATTTGTTATTTCAATTAATTCTGATTTTATATAGTTAATAATACCATAGAATTCAATAATTGTAATGTTTAAAATTGATTTAGCTGATATATCAACTACCATCTGTACAGCTTCTATAATGTTTTCAATTGATGCTTCACTAAAATTACTTCTGATTGTTGCAACATCACCAAAACTTAAATCTTTAACAGCTTTAATATCTAGCGTTTTAGGCTTTCTTTTATACCATTTATATATTGGGTTATTAATCACTTTTAAGGGTTCTAATAATTCTAAAATAAATAGATAATCTTGTAATAGCGTTTCATCTTTTACTTGAATAAAATCAACTAATTTATAATTTTCTAGTGTTTCCATTTCAAGTTAAAGTGTGTTGTTCTTTTGCTAAATTTCATTAAGAATAAATATCTTAATGCATCTAATCCGTGATTCCAAGTATCAATTGGTATTGATAATAAATTACCTTCTTTATCTTTAGACCAAACATAATTTTGTAGTTCTTTAATTAAGTTTGAACTTCTGCTGGTTACCTTAAATGGTTGTTCTTGGATTAATTGAATACCATAATTGATACTGTCTTTACCTTTGATAACTGGTAATACTTTTAAACCATATTGTTTTAACTCTGCTATTGTTTTTGGTTCAGCACTATCAGCATAGATAATACCATTTCTTGCACCAGATGAATTAATCATTGATGCTAGTTGTGAATTCAATAAACCCTTTTGATAAATTACTTCATCAATTATTATTTCACCATTATAACGGTAAACTGATATTAATGCTGATGGGTCATTACTAAATCCAAAATCTAAACCAGAACCAAGTAGTTCTGCATTTATTGGTAATAAATCTATTTGTGACCAGTCATTATAAATAGCACCAGATTGAATACCAAGCTGACCTAAACCCATTACTTTCCAACGATTTTTATAATAATCAGATGTTTCAGATTTGATTAACCAGCTTTCAATTTCATCAATGATTTTCTGATTTAAAAACTCATTATCTTTATAATTAAGTATTAAAAAATCAACATTATCATTACCAATTAATTCAGTGTGTGCATAAAATGGTGATGTTGGATTATAATCTAAAAACGTAAATAATTTTGTTCTAACATTCAATTCAGAAAAAGCTTCAAATGTTACATTATTAGCTTCATTTATAAATAAAACATCACGACGTGAACCACGTAATTTAGTTGAATCATCAGCACTAAAGAATTCAAATGTTGATTTACCAACTTTGATTGTTCTATCTGTTTTGTTATGATTTGCTTCATCATAAAGATTTAAAGAAATTAGAATATCTTGAAAATCTTTATATGCTCCACGTTTCAGTACTGGAATTGATTCAGCCACAATTGATATTAGCATATCTTTTTTTAATCCAAAATAGATTAAGTATAATAGTATTGAAAAGGTTTTACCAGCTGATGTACCACCTTGTATTATTCTTATTGGTTGTTTAAGGGTTGCAATTTTATTAAATGCTGTTGTTGGTATTATCATTAAAAAGGTAATTCATCTTCTATATCATTATTTGTTGCTGGTAATTGTGCTGGTTTTATTTCTACAAAATCCACATTAATTAAATCATCAATTAATTTTCTTTGTGCTTCACTATTAGCTGTTATATTAATAATTGTTTCATTTTCGTTTCTATTAATATTCTCTGATATATGTTTAAGATTCCATTCTGAAAATTTACGTTCAAGAAACCACGCATATCTTGCAAAGTTACCAGTTGTATCATTAAGTAATTTGTCACCAATATATTGTTTTTGTTTAATTAATGCATATTGAATACATTGAATAAATTCTTTTCCAGTTTCTTCATTAGGTAAAAATTTACCAGCTTTCCATTTTTCAAAAGTGCTACCAGATATCTTTTGTTTTTTTGGTAAATTATTATTAACAAGAAATACTAAATCTTTATCACTTAAAAATAAAATATCTTCATCAGCTAATACACCCTTAAGTGCTGTTAACCAATTATTCATTTTAAATGGTCTACCAGCACCCATTTTATTTTGTTCATCATTCATATCATATATGTATTTATCTAGTCTTATTTAACCTAAATATACCTTATAATCAATAGTTTGTAAACCCAATAAAAAAAGCTACTGTTTAAGTAGCTTTAAGTGTTATATTATTATTTCTTGTTATCTTCAATGATATCATTTAAATCTTTTTTGATATCCTTCAGTTTATTAACCATTTCTTTGAGTAATACCCAAAATGATTTGTTACCAAGTTTAATACTTGATTCATCAAGTGATTTAATCTCTATGTAAATCCAAAGTGTTGTCATAGTTTTAGCAGCCAAAAATGATATACCAAAAAGTGCACCCCCAAAAATATGTTTATCAACAAGAAAACCCATTAACATAGTTTGTAAATAGAAAAATGTTTTAATAACCACATTGAATAATTTGTGTGATTTAAATGCTGATATACCATTAAGTTTAACTGATACGTATATTCCAAAAATGGTATCTGTTACCACAAATAATACCATCATAATTAATAACCCCTTCATAGGTGCTAAAAATGTTGTTAGTGTTGCAAGTAATATTGCTATTGATTTCAATTTGATTTTGAATTGTTTGATTATTATGTTATTTTAAATTTTTTATTGTATGCTTATTTAAATTATTTATTGTTTGCAAAGTTTAATTTACACCACCAGAACCACCTTTAGATACAACATTACCAAATCCAGAATAATTACTACTATTGTCACGCGCTCGTATTTTATAACTTCTCACTATCATATCGCCAGTATTATCAAAATAAGATAAATTACTAGTTTCAACATAAAATACATCATTTCTAAACACTTCATAAGTTATTAAATTATTATCAGTTGAAGCACCCCAATCTAAAGTAACAGAACTAACTGTATTTGTAGCTGTTAAAGTACCAGGAACTGTTGGTGGTGTTGTATCTGTTACACCTGAATGATTATAACTATACCATTCACTAATTGTAGCTGGATTTGTTGCTGATGGTTTATTTGTACTCCTTGCATTAATAGTAACGTAACCACCATTTTCTGCTGTATCTAGTGATATGATTGCAGTTCTAGTTCTGCCTAGTTCAACATTTATATCACCCATACTTATTTGACCACTTGATTGTAAAGCCATTTTATTAACAATCAATTATATTATCTTCACCAAAAATGATTGATAGTTTTTCTCGTAATTTACCATAAGCGAATGAAAATATATTAACATTAATTAATTGAGATAAATCTGCTACATCAGTAATTGTATCTTCATCAACTTCATTATCTACAATTTCACCAGTTTCATCATTTGTAACTCTCTTTATAACTCGTTTAGTTGTTGTTATTTTTTTGGTTAATCTAACTATTAAAACTTCTCCAATTTCATTGTTTTTTGCTGTTATTAATATTGGATTATGATTAGTTATATCTACAAAACTATTAGCTTCAGCTTGTGATGTAAAAAGTTCTATTCTGAAATCAAGATAACCATTTTTATTAATATTGTAATTTGTTATTCTAATATAACCTTCATTTGTTATTCCTTGGTCTGTACCTAGTGCATTATTTATTTTTAGTCCCATCTTTTTAGTTTTTAATTAATGTTTTTAATTCATTTATTTGTTCTTGTTGATTATCTATTTGTTTTTGTTGGTCCTTAATACCTTCAATAAGTAATGCAACCAATTTTTCATATTTAACTGCTTTATATCCATTATCTCTTTCAACAACTAGTTCTGGTAATACAGCTTCAATTTCTTGTGCTATAACACCAATATCTTTACCAGTATGTACATCTTGTTTATCATTCCAATCAAATGAATAACCACCAATTTTTAATATCTTATCTAATGCATTTGGTATTGGTGTTATGTTATCTTTTAACCTCCTATCAGATGCTGCAAAAGCAACTATATCACCATTTGTATAAAATGTATTTGTAGAAGGATTACAATAAATACCAGCAGTACCATATACACCAGTACCAGCACCCCATAACATTTGATAAGTTGAATTAGTATTATTATTATAGTTAATTGTAA